AGGAACTCCACAAAGTTCGGATTGAGTCTGCCACCATGTTTTTTTACATTGTATTGCTGATGTATTTGTTCCCCCAAATTGTGTTTCCCCCTGTCGTAAAGTGCTGCTCTTGATGCTTGGCAAGTCGGTGTTCCATACATTTTTAATGGCTTCCAATTCATTACTGGTTGCCCTGAATTGTGATCTTTGATTGCAGTTAGTAAATTTATTTGGTGTTTCTTTTCTCTTAAATTTTTCTGACTCCTTGCACCCCTTGCTGAATCCCAAGCATTTGGTGTTGGCAGCAACGATCCAGATTCTACTTCTTTTGTGCCATGCTCCTTGCGAACTAGCTGAAATATTAAAAGTTTGGACTTCGTAACCTTGAGATTCCAAATCATTGTAAATTCCTTGCAAGATTTCTCCATTTGAGATGTTAGTAAGGTTTTGGACATTTTCGCCAATAATCCATCTGGGTTTAACCTCTTTAATGACTCTAAACATTTCATCCCAGAGATATCGTTCATCATCTTTTCCTTTTTGCTTACCAGCAATTGAGAAACTTTGGCATGGGAATCCCCCAGTAATGACATCTGCTTTAATTTTTGTTCCATCTAATTTTTTAATATCCTCATGTATTGGTATGTTTGGCCAATGTTTATGCAAAACCTTTTGGCAAAATTTATCTTGTTCACAAAATCCAATTGTTTTAAATTTACCTGTAGCTTCCAAGCCAACACTAAAGCCACCAATGCCACTAAATAAATCAAGGACATTCAATTATAACTCCCATCTGTAAGTAAAAATATTGGTGTAAGCTGTTCAATAGGAATGGAATGAGTTTTAGGTCTTTTCAATCCAAAGTCTGTTAAAAATTTTGTTGTGCCTAATACTGCTGAAGAATTAATAAATCCATAAATTCTAAAAATTGGAGCATGATCTTCAACATAAATGTAAATTTCTTTTGGTTTAGCAGTAGGTCGTAAAATTAATGAGTTCCGATTATTCTTTTTAGGTCTTTGTGTCCGAATTTGTACTTTTAAATCTTTATAAATTAAATCTGGTTGTCCACCAACATTACAATGATATTCAAATTTAATATTTAAAAATTTCGCTGCCGCAACTTCACCCATAGCACCAGAAATTGAATCTGTTAATTGTTCGTTAAAAGTTTTTTTATAACCATAACCCCAACTTTCATTATGCTTTAAAGTTTCAAGACAACGCAAAATTCCAAGATGAGCCGCAGATTGTAATTCGTATAAATCTAATTTAACTTCTTTCAATGTCCTAACTCCCAGTTTAATTTTTCTTCATAACCCATATAATAATTATTCTGTTCATCTAAACAGTAATGAGCCATCACAATTCTATTTTTAAAATAAGTTTCGCTATCTTTAAAAATTACATTTTTTTCAAATGCTTCATCACAAGTAATCGGAATTAATGTATAGCCAAAAGGAATTTTAACTTTTACATAATCATCAGGACTTGTTGCCACTAATAATATTAAAAAAAATATTTTCAATTTGTTTCATTTTGTTTAGTGCATTGTTTGATGAAGTTTGTTAATTTTGGATTCTGTAAAAATATTTTTGTAAATTCCTCAACCATAACTGCAAAGGATTCCTCAGAGTTTGGTTTCTTTTCTGTTTTATCTAAAACAAAATGTGCCAATTCATGTAAAAGGATTGATAGATAATTAGTTGGACTTAAATTTTGCTGTATATAAATGGTTGATTTTTGAGGATAATATAAGCCATAAGCATTTTCTTTTTGAGCTTTTTTTAACCCCATTTTTTTAACCTTGACTTTGTAATTTTTGTATTTGATTTCTTTTATCATTAGCACAAATCATTATTTTTATCTATACCCATAAAAACCTTAAACACAACCCCTTAAAAAATCATTTAAAATCAACAATAATAAATTATTGCGAAACTATTGACTTTGTATTGAAAAACCATTACTGATTTGTTTATGGCAAATCAATTAAAAATAATTGGCGATTGTTATAAAAAGTTTGGATTAAAACATACTTCCAAATCTACTGCTACCTACCCACATTCAATAAGATTATTCAAAAAACATATATTAGATTATAAAGAATCAAGAAATATAACTAATGCTGGTTTATATGGAGGTCAGTTAGAGCATATAGTTATACAAGAAGTTTTAACAAAAAATATTCCTTTAGATGATGTGGTTAATAGTGAATTAATACAAACTAAAATTGATGAATATGTTCCTATACATGAAAAAGATAAAATGAAATTTAAATTTATTGTTAAATTTTTAAAACCAACAGCTCAAAATCATTTAGACAATATAAAAGAATTACCTGAACAAAAATGGAAAGATGAATTAGAATATACAGTTTGGACACCACCAGTTCAAACTTATTGGTTATGTTATGTGGATTTAGTTGGCAAAGCAGTTGATGAAGCGATGAAATCTTATTTTGGCGATCTTAAAAATAAATTTGGAAGTGCTTCTTTTAAACCTCTTGTTAAAAAAGATCCTAGTAAAAATTCTAAAAAAAAAATAGAAAAACCTAATGACAATAGAATTGGTGATTGGGTTTATTCTGCTCCTAAAATTGAGGATCATATTTTTTCAACTGATCTAATGCAAATTGCACTTTATAAAAAGGCAGTAGGTTTAAAGCCATTCATAAGCTATGCAAGTCATAAAGATAGAAAAATATTTACAGAAGATAATACTCCAGAATTAAAACAGAAAAATTTAGATAAAGCTCTTAAAGAATTGATGGTTTATGAAATTTCTTGGCAAAAAAAATTGGAAGCGGCAGATGGTGATTTAAATAAATTAGCTTGGTTATGTCCGCCTGACTATTCAGATATTAGAAAAAAATCTTTTTGGTGGGATGGTGTACCAAGAGAATATATTGAAAGGTATTTTAAACATTATGAGTGATATGGGAATTATAAAACCTTTAAGAGATAGAGTTAGAGATTTAGAAGTTATTAACAATGAGCATCAAAAGAAGAATGGTCAGTTAAGAGTTGAGATACAAGAAAAGGATAAGAAGATTAAAGAACTAGAAGAACAAATAAACAATCCATTACATAAAATAAGAGAGGTAGGACTATGAAAGAAGCAGCTTTATCAAAAGCAATAACAGAATTTAGAAACCAAATAGAAAAAAGCGATTATGCTAATTTGGGAGCTAAAGGAAAATATTTAACTGTGCCATACAGATTAAAATTTATTAGAGAACATTTTGGCGAAAGAATATCTATACAAAGTGAAAGCCATGAATGTTCAGATGGTATGTTTAGATTTAAAGCAAATATATTATTAGATGGTGAACTTATTTCTGTTGGCGAATCGAAGCAGAATATAAAGAAAGACAAGGAATTTGAAAAGCAACAAACAGTAGCCATTGGTAGAGGACTTTCCTTTGCTGGATTCTTTGGTGATGAGATTGCAACTGCTGAAGAAATGGAGCAGTTTTTAAAACCACAAAAACCTAATGTTGTTCCAATTAAACCAGTAGAAAATTTTAACGCAGATGAATTTGTAAAAGAATGGATTGAGAAAATGACCAAACAAGCTCAACATTCAATCTC